AGTTGGATGACAGGCGGGGCTGCTTAGACAATGGTCTGGCAACTCTTAGCTAAACCGTTACTTGGCGTCGTTGCAGACGGCGTCAAGGGTTTCGTTAAAACAAAAGCTGCAAAAGCTGAGTTAAAACTTACGGAAGTTCAAGCGGCGACTAAGTTAAAACAAGACCAAATAGCCGGTAAAATTTCGTGGGAGGCATCAGCCGTAGATCAAATGAAAGGCTCGTGGAAAGATGAGCTAATTTTAATTTGCCTACTGGCGCCCGCGACACTCGTATTTTTTCCAGGAATGACTACACACATAGAAGCTGGGTTTATTGCCTTGCAATCTCTCCCAGATTATTATAAACATTTATTATATATCGCTTGCTCAGCAAGCTTTGGCATCAAGGGTGCTAAAGGTGCAATGGGTTTAATTAAAAAGAAATAGGATATTATGATACTTGTCGATTTTCTCGACGACCTAAGAAAGATATTAGATACTAAACGTAATCAAATTAAAGATATAATGTTGACGGGTGGTGTTGAAAACTATAGTAATTATCAGAATTTAGTGGGACAAGTAAAGTCTCTAAATTACATTGAACAGGAAGTAAAAGACCTGCTAGAAAAAAGGAAAGTTATACAAGATGAATAAAACAGAAAAAATAATACCTAACAGAGTATTTAAATTTAATGAGTCTGTTAAAAATAACAATGGAACAATATTAGAAAATTAAAAAGCATGTTACCACAACCAACAGGGTGGCGTCTTATGGTATTACCTTATCGTGGAACAGGTAAAACTAAAGGTGGTGTAATTTTAGCAGATGAGACAGTGCAAGTTTATAACGCAGCGACAGTATGTGGTTATGTTGTAAGTGTTGGACCTGATGCATATAAAGATACTTCTAAATTTCCTGATGGAGCTTGGTGTAAAGAAAAAGACTGGGTAATATTTGGGCGTTACGCTGGGGCAAGACTTCAGATAGAAGGAGGAGAAATTAGACTTTTAAATGACGATGAAATACTCGCAACGATCAGTAATCCTGAAGATATACTGCACATTTATTAACATGGAGGCACCATGCCAGAAGAACTAAAAAAAGATACACCAATGGTCGATATAGACACATCAGGTGACGCTGTAGATGTTGTTCTTAAAGATGAAGATAAGAAAATCGAAACAGAAGAATTAGATACAACTTCCCCTACTGTTACTGCGCCCACCGTAGAAACAAGTGGTGAAGAATTAGAAGACTATAGTGATAAAGTTAAAAAAAGAATTGATAAATTAACTGGAAAACTTCGAGAGTCGGAAAGAAGAGAACAAGCTGCTATTGATTATGCAAAAAAAGTAGCTAATGAAAATAAAACTGTTAAAACTAAGTTGAATTCACTTGATTCTTCTTATTTAGAACAGTATAAAGCTAGAACAGAAGCTGAAACTGTACAAGCGAAAAAAACTTTGCAACAAGCAATTGAAGCAGGAGACATCGATGCACAAGTAGAAGCTCAAGCAGCTCTTTCAAGACTTGCAATAGACCAACAACGTCATGCAGAGTCTACACAAGAAAGAGAATTAGCAAAAAAAGAACCTGTAGATAAAACTACAGAATCTTTTGAACCTAAACCTGCTAAAAAGGTTGATCCTAAAGCCGAGTCATGGGCTGAAAAAAATCCATGGTTTGGGGTTGACGAACCGATGACATATGCTAGTTTTGGCTTACATCGTCGATTAGTTTCAGAAGGGTTTGACCCGAACTCAGATGAGTATTATACTGAGATCGACAAAAGAATTAAAAACGAGTTTCCTCACAAGTTTAAGGACGAGGGAGGATCGGTAAACGGAAGCAACAAACCCGTCCAAACAGTTGCTTCTGCGAGCAGAGGCTCAGCCGCAAGATCAGGACGCAAAACCGTTAGATTAACGCCAAGCCAAGTCCATATCGCCAAAAGACTAGGAGTACCCTTGGAAGAATATGCAAAATACGTGAAGGAGGATGCATGAATACAATAAAGAAGACCTCACGCTCTGCGGAGACTAGATTAAAAAAAGCTAGACTGCAACCATGGCGCCCGCCATCAGCATTAGATGCACCTGAACCGCCTCCAGGTTATAAACATAGGTGGCTTCGAGTGGAATCATTAGGCTTTGATGATAAGAAAAACATAAGTTCTCGTTTACGAGAAGGGTTTGAATTAGTCAGAGCAGAAGAGTATCCAGATTTTGAAGCTCCTACAGTTGATAATGGGAAGCATGCCGGTGTTATTGGAGTTGGTGGACTGGTGTTGGCTCGCATACCAGAAGAAATTGTTGCTCAGCGAAATAAATATTTTGCTGAAAAAACAAACTCCCAAATGGAGGCTGTTGACAACAATCTTTTTAACGAACAACATCCAAGTATGCCTATTCATGCGAATAGGGATACAAGAGTAACATTCGGCGGGGGTAAAAAATAAGTTTTATTTTTTGCTGAATGAAACACGAATTGTTCAATCCAAAATATATTTATATATTTGGTTTGGCATTAATCTATTGGAGGATTAAACATGGCAAATAAAGATGCTGCGTTTGGTTTTAGACCTGTACGTCACCTTAGTGGTGGCGAGATCAAAAGAAGCGAATATGACATAGCGGCAAACTATGGCACTTCCATTTTCAAAGGACAAGCTGTTAAAGCTGTTACTGCGGGTGGAGTCGAAGCTGCTGCAGCTGGGAACGTAGTTCTTGGCATATTTTATGGTTGTTTCTACACTGATCCTACAACTAATAAACCAACTTGGAGTAATCACTATCCAGCAAGCACAAATGCTTCGGATATTAAGGCGTATGTTTATGATGATCCTAGAATCGTATTTGAAGTACAACACGACGGAACAGGCACTGAAGCAATGAATTTCGGTGGATTTGACTTAGTAGGAACGGGCGGAAGCACGTTAACTGGGGCATCTACACAGGAATTAGACACTTCTACAGTGACAACTTCTGGTCAGTTTAAACAAGTAGGAATTTCTGTGGATCCCGATAATAGCGATACCGGTTCGGCAAATTGTAACGCGTATGTGGTACCTAATACTGGGGAACACTCTTGGTTACTAACAACTGCATTAGCATAGGAGATATAAATGGCAATTTCTAGATCACAACTAGTAAAAGAGCTTGAGCCTGGACTAAACGCATTGTTTGGAATGGAGCACGCTCGTTACGACAACGAATGGTCAAGCATTTTTGCAACTGAAAACTCAGACAGAGCTTTTGAAGAAGAAGTAGAGCTATCTGGTTTCGGTAATGCGAAGACAAAAGCAGAAGGAGAATCAGTCGAATTTGACGATGCTCAAGAAGCTTTTACTTCACGTTACACTCACGAAACTATAGCACTAGCTTTCTCAATAACTGAAGAAGCTGTAGAGGATAACCTTTACGATAGTCTAAGTTCAAGGTATACAAAAGCTTTGGCTCGTTCAATGGCAAACGCTAAAGAAGTAAAAGGAGCAAATGTTCTTAACAGAGCATTTAATTCTTCTTTTACTGGTGGCGATGGCCTTGAATTATGTTCTACTGCTCACATTACTGTGGCTGGTGGTACATATAAAAACGAACTATCTACTGCTGCGGATCTCAATGAAACGTCTTTAGAACAAGCAATGATTGATATTGCTGGTTTTATTGATAACAGAGGTCTAAAGGTCGCTATTAAGGCACGTAAAATGATCATCCCGGTCAATTTACAGTTCATAGCTGAAAGATTATTGAAGACTGACCTCAGAACAGGCACAGCGGACAACGATATTAGTGCTGTTAAAAGCATGAATGTTGTTCCTGAAGGCTACACTGTAAATCATTATCTATCAGATACTGATGCATTCTTCATCATCACTGACGCGCCTAATGGCTTGAAGTATTTTAACCGTGCACCGGTTAAAACAAGCATGGAAGGTGATTTTAACACTGGAAACGTTAAATATAAAGCTAGAGAAAGATACAGCTTCGGCTGGTCTGACCCTAGAGGTATTTTTGGCTCTCCAGGAGCTTAGATAAAATATTAAGTGGGCGAAATAATTCGCCCACTTTACAACCTAGAATTAATTAGTTATACAGACTGACTAGGCAGACGGTATAAAGACAGTATAACAAATGGTTTATACGACCAAGGAGACAAAATGGCTAAATCAACTTTTTCAGGTCCAATAAGATCTGAAGATACTATAAAAACAGTAAGTAAAAACGCTACTACTGGAGCGGTTACTGAAATCATCACCATGGGTGATGGACCAGTTACATTGGGAGATGAAGATACAACTCTCACTAATGCTACACATAGTGGAAGACTAATTGTAGTCCCAGCTATTACAGCAAACAGAACAATTACGCTACCATCACCAGTTGCTGGTTCACACTTTAAATTTATTTATGGTGGCGCTGCAGAAGAAGCAGAAAACATTATCTTTGATACAGGAGCTGATGCTAATTACTTTATTGGCGGTGTTGTTCATGCAGATTCAAATGCTGATAACGTAACTATTTATGCTGATGGAAACTCTAACTCAAAATTAACTCTTACAGATTTTGGTGGTATGGAGATT